CCATACTTTGAGAAATCACACGCTCACGTATGATTGTTCTCTCACAATCGATCCTGCCTCTGACCTCTAATCTTAAGATTCAAGGGAGCCCACAGGATGCAAAACCAAAAGAAGATCAGAACGCTGCCTTCCAGCAGCTTTGTGACCTTCTAGTCAAAGCCGTCCGGGAAGGGAAACCCCACGGGGAATCCCTTGCCTGGACGTACGAGTATATCTCCCTCTGGTCACCGAACTTACGTTTGGTTCCCGGAGGGAAGAAAATCAATATCTGGAAATGTACCAAGGAGACCTTCATGGCCATCCTAAAGTACAGGACCTACTGGTACAAAAGATTGCCACGGCAGTGCCGCGAAAGAGTGAAACTCTACGCGCGGGATAGTCGTGGTCGTCGAAAGCTGAAGGATTGCCTGGACACCGCTGACGGTGTGCAGGTAAGCCTTCTTTTATCTTTTCCTGAGCTGTATGCTCACGAAGGCTACCGCCTTAGTGACCAGATAGCCAACTCAGTCATTTCAAATTGTCTCTTTAACTACGACAAATTCCAAGAGGATTTAGCCGTAGTCAGAAAGACTGTCAAGAAGTGTATGCTTGAGAAAGTTGAGATCAACATTGATCCAAACTCTATCAGGCATATGTCATATTTCGTGCGTCCTATCCAAATATTTAACACATACAAGGATAGGAACAGCAAAGAGAAGATGTTTCGAGTCGCCTGCTTCGTCCAGACCAGGGCCACTGGCCTTGCCGGACAAGGAGCCGTCAAGAAATCTATTTCAGAATTTCTCCAAACAGTCAGAGAGGAAGGTGTATACCAACCTAATGACCTATTGAAGAGATGTGTACGAGCAGTCTGCGATCGCCTCGCTAACGAGGTGAACGTGGGCCGCAATGCTGAATTCAAAGTCTCTATGTCGACCTCGGCTTGCCGAGAGTCCCCACGGAGACGAGAAGGAAAATTTGGCTTCCTCAAGCAGGTGGTTCGAGCCTCAGGGCTCGTTATCCCCCGCCTCGAGGAAGGCATATCTGGTACAATTGGTGACTGGGTCTGGGACAAAGCCGCAAGGCTAGTCCTGGACCCGGCCACACGAGATAAAGTACTTGAGGTTAACGTCGCCGCCGTTCGCGAGAACAGGAAGGCGAGGGTTATTACGTCGGGATCGTTCTGGAAGGACTGCGCCCTGCAGCCATTCTCTCACGTCACGATACACCTCATCAAAAGATTTCCAAACTTACGGAACGGACTCCAAGCCGGGAGGCTTGGGTGGCGTTTCATAAGTAAGATTGAATTTACTGACGGTGATACAGATGGATTTAATTGGATCTTCCAATCCAAAAAGGTCTACATGTACACGACTGACTGGTCAAAAGCAACTGACAACCCGGCCTTCGGAATGGCCGAGGACGTCATGATGCAATTGTTAAGAAAATGTGGCCTAGACGAGCGAACTCTAGAAGTCATCAGACTATACTGGATTTCGCCGAAGAGGCTATTTGTAGGAGGGAGATTCGTCGGGATGACCAAAAGGTCAATCCCGATGGGTGACCCGCTCACTAAGTCGAATCTATCACTGGCCCATCCCATCTGCGATCTGTACGCGAGGTTGAAGACCTCCGCACTAGCGGAAGAGGAAGGGAACGGTGATGATACTACTGCCATAACGGACGAACCCGAATACGCCGAGGCGCATTCGGAGGCGGCCACAATGTTAGGATATGTGTTCTCCCCGTTGGACAATGTCTTGTCCACGGACTGGGGAACATACTGCGAAGAGTGGTTCCACTTGCCTGTTGAAAAGATCAACACGTGCAAGTGGGGCACTCGATTCAAAAATAGTCAACTTCTCCCTTACCTAGATGTGCCCAAGATTAGGGCTCTTCTTGCAACGGAGAAGGACAGACCTGATTTCTCGTCTGACCCAAGAGGGAAAACCACCCTGATGGGTCATGACCAAGAATACTTTTCAAGGTTCGATCCTGGACCGTACTCGACAATTTACAGTGTCTGCAGTGCGATCCAGGATGTCAGTCTGGGGTTGATTGACCATAACACGCCGTTGTACCTGCCTAGGCAGATAAACGGAGTTGGAAAACCACCCCCAGATTGGAACGTCACTTCATGGATGAACATCATCAAGAGGAGTCGACCCTGGATAGGGAAGTACTACCTCACGGTGATGAACGAACTAAATACTGGCACTGTGGGAATCTCTGGCTACAGAGGTGCCCTTAAGGAGTCGAACCACTTCTCCGAGGAGATGATGG